TCCCAGTCAGCAGGCCATGCGGGGATTGGGTTGTGGCACGGTTTCGTTATGTCCGTCCAGCCCAGAGGCCAGCCCATAAGCAGTTCGACCCAGTCGGGGTTTAGTTGGCCTCCGGTTGATTCTGTTTTCTTCACTTCCTCTGCCAGTATCTTGCCGCCTTTACCGTTTGGTCTGCTGCTGCTCGCCTGTTGTGCGCGTGGTGTTGGCCACATCGCCTCAACCTTGCCCTGTTTCTTGCGCACATCACGCCCCGCAATGGCAGAGGCTTCTTCCAACGTCATTTCACCGGCAAGCCATTTCTTGCGCATAATCCGCTGGGTGCCCTCACATGGCATTGCAGACGCTGTCGGAGTTGGCCACATATCAGGCTTATCCATAATAGCCACAAATCGAGACAAGCCAACGCTTCCATCTATACCCTGCTTACTGCGCTTCCTCGGCATACCGCTATTCAAGAAATATATGTCTATGTCATCGTTTAGTACGGCACCCTGCGCACCGTCAGCACAGGTCGGCGTGGGGAACATCTTTACCGCAAGTCCAAGCGGAGGTGTTGCAACCTTGCCAGCATCATGTCGTTTCTGCCAAGAGTCCAGATTCTCGTTTGTCGTTTTACCGCTGCGTGGTGTAGGCAAGTATCCAGATTCGATCTCTTTTATGTGGCGCACCGACGTGGTGCGCTCCCAGCACACACCATTCCGCATCGTACCCCAGCGCGGCAAGGTCGCACAGGACTCGGTCGAGTCCCCGAATAGTGAGCATTGGGCTGTTTTCAATAAATGCGTATCGTGGTCGTACTTCGCCAATAATCCTTGCGAACTCAGACCAGAGGCCGCTTCTCTCGCCTGATATTCCAGCGCCTTTTCCAGCGGCGGAAATGTCCTGGCAAGGGAATCCACCCGTGATGACGTCAACTCGTCCACGCCAGGGTTTGCCGTCGAATGTGCGCACGTCGTCCCAGACAGGGAATCGAGGTAAGCATCCGTCAGCCTGCCGTTGCAGCAAAACTGCGCGTGGGTATTCTTCAATTTCGACGGCTGCCACTGTACGCCATCCGAGCAACACTCCGCCGAGGATTCCTCCTCCGGCTCCTGCAAATAGTGCCAACTCATTCATGATTCTCCTTTCTGTATTTTGTTGAGTACACATATAGTATACACTACATAGTTGCAAAAGTCAAATGGATGTGATATAATTGGTACTGGAGAAACGAGAAGTTATGAGTGACGAACCGGAAATTGTGGGCGGTGGCTTACGTAAACGTCCATTCAAACCTCGTAAGCGTAAGATGAAACCGCGTCATCCGGACCGGATGATAGGGTACAGATGGTTTGGACATAAGCATAAGATAGTCGCGATATTATTTTATTTTGGATTTGGTGTTGCTGCGATATGCCGGATCACCGGGTTCAAGGAACACCTGATAAAAAAGTGCAGTCATGCACGGGAGACATTCGAGTATATGAGCGAAATAGAACAGCGCGTGGTTGACACGGTAGGCAAGGGCGATTTGGTTGGGTTACTCCGGAAGAACTGTGAGGACGCTATCAAGGTATTAGGCGAAATCCAGAACGACGTGAAGGTTGACCCGAAAGAGCGTATGGCCGCAGCCGAGAAGAATTTGAAACATTACAAGGACCTGATGGCGTTACAGGGCGGCGACCAGACCGGCACGAATATGTCGCTGCTCGCCGAGAGTTTGACCCGGTTCCGTGGCGTAATGGACGCTGGTAAGACGGAGCCGAAGATGCTGGAGGCCGGTGTGGACGTAAATGTCCCGGATAACGCGGACGAACCAACGGAGGATGTGTTATGAGTAAATATTCACGAGACATGATTGCAAAAGTGTTGGCTGTGACTGACATAGTAAAGTTGATAGGTTCATTTACCGACCTTGCAAAGGCTGGCGAAAACAGATATAAAGCATTTTTTAGGATAGATGGTGGTAATCCGCTTTTAATAAATGGAACAAGACAGATGTGCCAATGTTTTGAAAAAGGCAATTTGATTTAGGAGGGAACATGATTATTCCAGACATTCGATTCATCCCAACAAAAAATCGTGGTGCGAAAATAACGCCAAGCATTATTGTAATCCACTATACTGCTGGTGGTAACGCTGAGGGTGCCATCTCCACGTTCCTGAATGCTGGTGTAAGTGCACATTTTGTTATAGGTAGGGACGGTGCGGTTACTCAGATGGTCGACACGGACGTTGCAGCCTGGCACGCTGGTGTGAGTTCATGGAAAGGTCGTAGAGAACTGAACCAGTGGAGCATAGGCATTGAACTGGTTAATTGGGGTCCACTGACAAAGAACGACAACAAAGAATATATCTCTTGGGCAAAAACAGTTATCCCGGAGAATGAGATATTCCGAGGAAAACACAAAAACCCAAAATGCAAATACGAATACTGGCAGAGTTATACAGAAAAGCAGATAAGCGCATTGTGTCGGATCACTTCTATTCTGCATAAGCATTATGGTATACTGGAAGTGGTTGGACACGAGGATGTGTCCCCGGAGCGTAAGATTGATCCGGGTCCTGCGTTCCTTTTTTGGGATTGTATTCGGGGTAAGGAGAAGAGTGATGACAGAACAACAGTTGATGGAGTTGCTGGAACTTAACCCTGACGGTGTGGCACTGCAATATGAGGTAAAAGCAGATTCGTCAGGGCAGGTTATAAGCAGAACGGTGCGATGTTCAGTAAACGTTCGTAACGCTGCCGGCCTTAAAAATGGCATATTTGGATATTGTGATGAATATGCAAAGGGAGGTGAAGTATGAATCTGTTGAAACTCGCAAAACTTTTGCCCGCATTAAAAGAGGGACTGCGTCTGTCAAGGGCTCTTGAGAGCAGAACAACCAAAGAACAGTGGAAAGGCACTGCAATAATGGCTTTGATAATCTGTGTTATCATCGCTATTATAAAGACGCAGATCGCCGCAATCGTCGGGGACATCCCGGAAGAGGTTTGGCTTGGCGTTGCCACAGCGGCATTGGCTGCACTTGGCCCGATTATGTCTCGAATATCCGCATTTGCAAGTTCCCCAGCACTGAAATTAGGTAAAAATGCTGACATGGACGCTATCCGGGTGAAGGTTAAAAATGCAGATGCGTGGAAATCGTTCTGTGGAACGATGTCGGAGGCTCTCGCACAGGGATATGATGTGGCTGTTGACCTTGCCGGCGGCGTTTACGACCTAAAAAAGTGTGAATATACGGGCACCGTCCAGTTGAGTACCGGCGAAATAAAGAGGTACGAGGAACAGATGGAGAAAAATCTGTATCCGAACGGAAGGGAATCATGATAATGACATTTGAAGTACCATCATACCTCGTTTTATTTGCTGTACTCGCATTTGGTTCAACACAAGCGGTAATTGTCTGGCAGTTACGAGTCCTCATAGACGATTTTCGCGACTATAAAAACAAACTGAGCCACTTCCGTGAAGAATGTGAACAGCGATTTGCTGAGATAGAGTTAAATTGCGTAAAACACCATGGTGGCTAAACTGAATAATATGCCGTTGGTGCGCTTTTTGCCAAACGGCGACATTCTGATACCTTCTTTTGACACTCCCGATATTGTGGAGATGATCTATAAGTTCATGCTCCCCGGCGGAACGCACTTGTTTTGCAATACCATCCTGCACGAAAGTTTCAAACAGCCGTGGACATGGCAAAGACAGGAATATCTTAGGACGTTTGAGGACGAAACTATTGCAAAAGCGTATGGGCTTTGTTATCGCGGGTTTGCAAAGAGTACATTCCTGTGGGCACTACAGATTAAGGGGCTATGTCTGCGTCGGATGCCGTTTATTTTGTTTACCTCCAGAACTCTTGACCATGCCGAAGCACAGACAGACAATGTCAAGCAGGAATTGTTGGGTAACGAACTGATCCGAGAGATATTTGGGAACCTGAAGCCACACGCATACAACGGGAGCAACGCAACATTCAGCAAAAAGTGTTACTTCGTTGGGGATCCCATCTCAGGTAAACCGTATGCGTTCGTGTTGCCGAAGGGTGAAGGACAACAGTGTAATGGCTCTTTGGTCCGTCTGGAAGGAAAAATGGAACGACCCACCTTCCAAGCATCCGATGACGGCGAGGACCGCGAACTTGTGAACGATCCTGACCAGCGCATGAAACACGCAATTTGGTACTATGGTGCGTTCCAGCCTACACATCAGGATGTTGATCCCGATCCTAAAACGCATCGGTGGAACCTCAGCAAATGCAGCGAACCAATAAAAACCAGAGATGGCTGGATTATACGTCCCGGAGATATCCCTCCGTGGTTGATGCGTCATCAGGACACATGCAAACACGAAGCGTCGAACATGATGGAAATAGTCATGGCGAAGGACTGGTACGGACACATCTTTCCACAGGGCGAATACAGAGAAGACGATGATGGGGACCAGAAACTATTTTCACTGGTGCCAGAACTTGTGTCCGACGAACAGATACGCGAGAAGGAACGTGAATATCACGACAGGGGCATGTCCGACATTTTTGCGATGGAATATCTGTGCAGTCCACAGGCGAAGAAAAAGCACACATGGACAAAGGACGGGTTCCAATATTATCAGGAACAAGATGTCAATATAAATATGAACCCGTATGTGCGCAGATTCATTACTGTGGACCCGTCGAGGACAATGAGTCCAACAGCAGCCGAGACATCCATACTCGCATGGGCGATAGACCCGGTCCGTGCGATTATTTGGTTACGTGCGCACATGTGCAAGCAGATGACACCAGAGATGCTTGAAGAAGAACTATTTTCCATGTGTCAGGAATATAATACCAGTCAGGTAGTTGTTGAAGAGACGGGCTTGAAACTATGGATAAGTGGCAGATTCGAGAACGCAGCGTCCAAGCGTGGAGTGTTGATTGACTGGCTATGGATTGAGGGGGGTAGCACACCACGGGGAGACTATGGTAGTGGTAAGGATGCTATTAAACGTGCCCGTGCAGCACAGGCATTACCGTTCTATGCTCCTGGACCGTATCATCCAAAGGGACATATCTGGCATGAAATAAGTTTGAAAGGTGGTGGACTCGAACACGCGATGTTGAGTTACCCAAAAAACAAGAAGTGGGATGGACTAGACACACTTGGGTATATCCCGCAGGTGATGCAGTTGCAGGATATTTTCTTTCATCCGCAGTCAAAACCTGTTATAATGAATCAGTTAGGTTCATCTGGTTTGCCGGATTACGACCGATTCGGCAGAGACGTGAAATCACGAGTCTGGGCACGATATGGATAAGCGAAAATATGCTGGCAACATAGACAATATGAAACTGGATTACGATTATCCTGGCGGGATAGACTTTCATCCGGGACATAAGTTGTCTAAGGAACTCGTTGAATATTTGAAGGATATTGCCAAGAATGGCATGGATGTCCAGCGCAAGGCCAGCAGTGAATGGGACCGAGTCGAAAACTCAATGGAAGCGTATGTTGACCTGAACGAGTATGAAGCCTCTCTGGAAGGGAAACACTCCAAACGTCCTGTTGGGCTTGTGGTCCCCATGCTGTACGCCGCCCATGAAACCATGATGACTTATTTCAGTGGCATGTTTACAAACCATCCTATTCACAAAATTCGAGGTCTTGGCAGTGTGGAAGCAGTAGCGAAGGGAGCATTGCTTGAGCGGGTACTGACATGGCAGCATATCATGTGGAAAACAGGATTGGATATTCAGACAGTAATAAGCGACAGTCTGAAATATGGCTCTGGATTTGCAACACTCGAATGGCGGAAGCATGTTGGGAAGACTGGCGTACAGGAAGAAGTTACCGACCTGCTTGAGGTGCTGTTAAAAGATACAGCAGGATACAAGTCTGGCAGTCTTGTTCGTATGCTTGACGAAAAAGTCCTTTGGGAAGGGAATAAACTCGTCCCGATAGACAGATACAAATTTTTTATTGACCCTGCCATCAATTATCACGAACTGGATAAGGCAAGGTATTTTGGGTGGTGGGATATTGAAAGTGTATATGACTTGTCCAGGCGCGAGGATGACCCGGAAGAATATCTGTTCAACATGAAGGCACTACTTCACTATGTTGAACAGGGTAACGGCAATGATGAAATGACCGATTACTACCAGTTGAGCAAGCGCGGGTCCCGTCATGGCGGACAAGGATATGACAGGCTTGCCACAGATAAAACTCGTGGCAGCACAGATATTCTTACTATTGAGGTAGACCTGATTCCACGAGACTGGAAATTAGGTGAATCTACAAAACCAGAGCGGTGGCGATTCCGGGTCGGCGCACGGAAGGTAATTATACAAGCGCATAAATGCAATTATATGCACAACAAGCCGTCCGTAATAGGAGCCTGTCCATTGAATGACGGGCACTGCCAGATACCTATAAGTGTACTGTTCCAGTTGCAGGGGCTTGAAGATACGGCCTGCTGGCTGTTAAACACACGCCTTGACAACGTCGCAAAAACGATCAACGATATGCTGATTGTAAACCCGCACGCATTCGAGTGGGAAGACGTAATCAATCCAGGTCCCGGCAAACTGATTCGGCTGAGTCAACAGTTCTACTACAACCGAGCCCCACTGGAAGCGTTCATCAAGCAGTTGCAGGTGAGCGATGTCACACAGGGGCATATTGGCGATTTTGGAATGATGTCTCAGTTAATCAAGGAACTGTCGGGCACCACAAATCTGACACAGGGAATCATGCAGGGGATGCCTGAACGCCCAACCGAACGTGGAATAGACATTGCAGCACGGGGAAGTACGTCCCGGATGCAGTATCTTGGGAACCGCATTGGACTGCAATTCCTGTACGACTTGGGCGTTCAGGAAGCCTATAATACTGTTCAGTATATGAGCGAGGATGTTATTGTCGAAACGCATGGACGTGACCAGCAGAAAATATGGGATATGTATGGTTTGGGAACCAAGAACGTTAAGGTTTCCCCGATGGACCTTGACTTCCCGTTCATGGTAGTCCCTCCGGGCGGAGTGCTTCCGGGCATGGAGAACCTACAGGCAATTACTCAGGTAGTCCAAACCTTGATGAACACGCCAGATGCGGTTATGGAGATAACTAAAAATAACGATATTAACAGGTTGTTCACTTATTGGGCACGCCTATCAGGATTTGAAGACGTTGAAGAATTTGAACGTGCAACGCCAATAGCCGGTCCACAAGTCAGCGTACAGCCTGATGAACAGGTACAGCAACAGGTACAGGCTGGAAACATGGTTCCAGCCGGAGAATTGGTAGGGTATGTATAAACACGACTTGCTTGAAGTCATGAAGTCCGGTCCTATTCAGACCGACCAGATTGAGTTGGAGAACTTCTTTAAGAGTCCTATTTGGTCTGCAATCTTGCAGTTGGTGATCAAAGAAATAGCGACAAACGAAGATGCCCTGCGCTATCTCGCCAACGATTTCATCGCCGTAACCGAAGCGCGGGCATCGCTCACTCGCCTTGAGTGGTTTATTGATTTGGAAAATATACTCATAATACAGCATATAATCAATAAATCAAAGGACGATGGCGCATTATGGCAGGCTAAGGCAAAAAAGATTACAGAGGAGTGTGAGTATTTCAAGAAAAAGTTGTGTTCAAATAAAGAACATGATACAATTGATGTGGTTAAACTAATAGAAACGTATGTTTCAAAGCATGGAGATTTTCTAAATGGACCCGGTAGTAGGAGCAACAGAGACGATTGAGCAGCCGCAAGTGGATACGCAAGCAGCGCAAGCGGATGGAATTGAAACTCCGCAAGAAGCCATTCCTGCGAAAAACGTTGGAGCGGATGGAACGGAACAAGTGGTCTCCGACAATGGCGGAAGCGATGAACAGATAACCATTTCCCGTGAAGCATACGATAATTTGCTGAAACGCCTTGCTGGCGGTCAAGTCACACCTACCACTTTACTTCCTCAAGAGGTCCCCCCTCAATCACAAACGCAAACTCTTGAACCGCCAGCATCCTTTTTTGAATTGGACGAAAGCACGTTCAATCAGGCGTTACGCGATCCTCAGACGTTCAGTAACGTCATGAACGAATCGCTTGTAGGCGCAGTAACCAACATGCTTGCGTTGTATGAGAAGCGCAATCAGCGCAATATCCAGAACGAGATTTTCAATGTTTTAGCATCACGCGAACTTATCAATGACTACCCGGAATTGAAAGAACGTGGCGACGTGGTTTTATGGGCATTGAATCAGGTGCAGGCAGAGAATCCCGGTATTGGTCGAGATGCAATGCTGTCCAAGACGCACGAATTTATCAAGAAAAACATTGGTCTTGCACGCAAGATTGAGAGCACGAAACATGACCATATCCCAAAAGAGAAGGTTCCTGGGTCAGGTCCATCAGCACGAGCAAAGGGTGGCACGACGGCCACTTCAAAAGCCAACCGGTCAGTAACAGGCGGTCCATTATCGGAACGGAGTCGTTTGGGTCTGGCCTAACCTATCCACAGGAGGATGTATGAAATGTCTGATTTTCAAACCGCAAGACAGGCGAATGTAGGAACGCCAAAGTTTCCTACACTGCTTATTGTTGACGACGACACCGGTGACACGACACTGACTCCGTATGACACGAATGTGCTTGTTGTCGTGCCGAAGGCGGCAGTAGCGAGAACAGTGAAACTGCCAGCACCCGCGACATGCCCAGGGATGAAATGCTTGGTGACTGTGAGCAAGCCCGGCGCGGAAGCCGGTAGTGTCACTGTATCTGTCCAGGATGGCTCAGCCATGAAGGATTATGCAGGTGCAACGAAAACATATTCCGGCATCAATACCAACGCAGACTTTGCCGTGTTCGAGTGTATCGCCGGTCGGTTCTGGCTGGTCGTTGCCGAACTCAGCACGTGAGGAGGTATGAGTCATGGCTATTCCTCTTTCAAAACAAAAACTATCCGCTGACTATGGTGTCACGCTGTCCCGTGGTGCTGCCCCACAACTTGCTGATGGCACAAAAGTTGGCGGAACCACATTGACGGCAGCGAAGTTTACTGCCTATGATGCAGCACTTGCAGGTGTTGTTCCCGTGGCATCCGCTGTTTATGATGCCGTTACCGACTTCACCGCTGGTGCAGCGACTGTTCCAGATGAAGTGCGCGGTGTTACTGTTGATATTACAGACGGTAATACCGCATTAACTTTAACACTCCCGACAGGGGCAACCAATCTTGGTGATGTGCTCACACTGACGGTTGATCTTGACGGTGCCAACCCAGGAACATTGGATGTAGTTTGCGGGGGTAGTGTAACGTTACCCTCAATAACAAACGGCCAGCACACGTTCCATTGTACAGGTACCGGTATTTGGAAGCCGATGCGTTATGCCGCTGAAATACTGACGTTACAATCGGACGTGGACGCCCTGCAAGCTTCTGTGGATACAGCAGGTACGGGGCTTCTGGATCGGACGACCGCTCTGGAGACGGACGTGGACGCCCTGCAACCCGTTACAGCTATTACGATCACGGACATCACAACGGCGCATGAAGCCTATACGGTGCCTGACCGTGTGTCGGCATTGATCTTGATTGACGAGAATACGATTCTTGAAGACCAGATTAATGCTGTTATCACGTTGCCAACTGGTGCCAATAACATTGGCCAAAAGATAGGGATGACTGTTGCTTTAGGAAGCGACGCAAACAAGCATACAGTGAATGTTTATCTTGGTAGTATAAACGGAACACTTGTAAACCTTGCTGATGGCAATTACGCATTCTATTGTTTCGCAGCAGGTCAATGGGGACGTGAATTGGCCCCTAAGTCTGGCGGACTGACAGATTTTGGTCCCAACACATTCGTGTCGGGCGATATTTCATTGTATAACGAAACCACATTCAAGGCAGTATTGACTGCACTTGAAAAAGCCGGTATAATTGCCGACTTAACAACTACATAAAGAAGGAGGTGAATAACCATGCCACAGAGTGAACAATATGTACAAGGTCAACTGACCACGAACATCTGGGACGACATTGACACAGAATTGCGTCCCGAAGATTGGGATAGCAGTGTATACGAATACACCGAGTTCGGGGACTGCCCTCTTACTGCTATCATGGACCAGCAGCCGTCTGGTACGGTGAAATCCGTTGATGTGCATTGGTGGGAGAATCCGCCATGGCAGGGTGAAGGCACGATTACTGACGTGTACACCGATGCCGGTGTTACCGCGTATGCGGCAGGACAAGCTGTTGGTACAATCGTGTACCTGAAGGTGACGGAAAACGACGCGAATCAAGCCATCGTGAACAACGTATGGAGCATCTTCCATCCGACCGACCCGTCGAAGTTCTTCAACGTTGTGATTACTGCGGTTGACCTGACCCATCCGCTTGGCCCGTTTGTGGTTGGCAAACTGACGCGCACCGACGCAGTAAACAATGTCGGTTCGCAGGCAAGCCCGAAATGGATGGCAACAGGCGATTCTCAGGCAGAATCCAGTGAACTGCCCGGCAGCGTAAATTACGTCCCGCAGCGGTATGCCAACCAGACCGAGATCATCATGGCCGCAGCCGAAACGTCCGGTACGGATTTGCACGAACTGAAACGGATTGACTCCGTCAAGTTCGCAGAACAGGTCAAAGCCGCGTACAAGCGTATGCGTATCCGTGATGAACGCTCCAAAATCTTTGGTTCGCTGTATGACGATATGATCAATGGCAAGCCGCGTCGGTTCGCCCGTGGTCTGATCGAAGCCATCGAGACCTACGAGCCCGCGAACATCATCAACTACGCGACATCGAACGGTACAGAACCGTGGAAAGGCGATGCCTGGCTTGATGGCGGCATGGAGTTCATTGATTACATCAATGAGGAAGGCGCGAAGTATTCCAATGCCCAGGGCAAGGAATGGTTCGTCGGCAATTCCGCGTTCACCGCTCTGAACCAGTTGTTCCGCGAACACGGATACACGGAAATAACGACCGAACAGTCCAAGTTCGGATTCCGCATCACTACAGTGGTCGGATTCCATCAGGATATGCGTCTGATTCGGCATCCGCTCATGAGCCGTGGTATTCTGAAGAACAGCGCAATCGTTCTTGAGACGGGCCTGCTTAGCAGCCCTGTTCTCGAAGGACGCGGTCTGACATTCGTTCCAGGCGACAAATCCAGCGACGGCTACAGTTTCGTGGATGGCAAAAAAGTGGGCTGGTACAAGGAATCCACGCTCAAGTGGAATAACCTTGCCAGCGCATACGTCCTTCACGGAATTGGTGAAGACAACAAAAACTAATACACACTGAGACCCATTTCGCCATGCGGGGCGCATGTGCCGACTACATGTGCCCCGCCTCCTAAAAAAATGAGGTAGCGTATGAACCTGCTTGAAGTAAGAACCAATCTAATAAAAGATACGGGGCATTACGAACTCGTAACTGACGCAGAGAGCGATGATTACACGGACAATGGCGCGGACAGGTTCATCAAAGAGGGGCAGATGCTACTTGATGAATTGTGTCCCGTCCCCGTTGTAACCAAAGAGCAAAAGATACGTATAAATCCAAACCAATATCTTCTGTGTGCGCCAAAACTGCGTGCAATACAAAGCGTGGAAATTTGGAATAATGCCGGGGAGAAGCATTCAATAGAGCATGTTGACTACCAGGAAATTTCTGAAGAGTATGATGAAGTCCCTGAAAATATAACTGCTGGTGCGCCTGAGTTCATTGCCATGCTTCCGAAGATTACCGAGGATTTGGTCACTTATGATTTGGACAGATGGTATGCAATAAACGACATCGAAGAGGATGTCCAATTGGAAGACACTGTTGGACCTTTGCTTCCAATAACAACTCTTGGCATGGATACCAATTGGTTCTTGGAAGATGACAAAATCACGTTTGGCGTTGATTCCGTATATCCAGGGGCAACACCAGGGGAACAGATACAGTCTGGAATCTTATTCGTATTCGGAAGTTATCTTGTATGCCCGTTCCCAAGCGATTACATTGGAGAACTTGTAGTCAATCTTGATGTTACCATGACTGAAGCATTGACTATGAATGCTGCATTTCTGAATGTCATAGAAGACACGGACGGCATTTATATTGATGGTGATGACGTGATTAACGGCGGGCACAAAATCTTTACTATTGATAAAACTGGAGAATACACGTTAAATTCTGCGCAAGGGTCCTATAACGCAATAATCTTTGGTGTATCTCCAGACCCAGGACTCATTTTTACAGAGGATATTCTTAAGGAAAGCATTGTTATAAACAGCATTTCTTCTTCTTATATAGAGCGTCCTGAAAACTGTATCGTTATGCCGCCGCCAGACGCAGCATATACGCTCAAGGTTGTCGGGACCGTTTATGACAAAGCGTTTGTAAACGATACGGACGAGACATGGTGGAGTGTAAATCATCCAGAATTGCTTATTCTTGCTGCGCGTGTTCACATGGAGACAGCATTACACCGAAACGAGTCTGGCGCACAGGCGTTACGCGACCAAATACAGCAGCGAATCATGGAGATTGCTGCTCACTTAACATATCAACGAGTGTCAGGAAGGCACGATAAGGCTGTAATGAATGGATAAGAACAAGAGAATCGAAGAAAAACTTCGCGGTGACAAGAAGGTCCCAGAAGAAAAGCCACAGGGCATAAAGATGAAACAGTCGAAAATGCCTGACTTCAACTTTTCTATTACGCATACCGAATGGGACAAGATGAAGCGTAGTCGCGAAACCTACGAGCGAGTTATGCAAAGAGAACTCAAGAAGGCTGTGCGTCACGCCTTATACGAGTTTGCACCACTTATCCTGAACGCAGCAGTCGAACAGTTCCTTGCTATGGAAGCGACGCAGGTACTTATTGCGAAGCATCCTGAACTCAAGGATGTCAATACGTTGCGGGCTGTCATAACCGAAGCGATGAACAAAATGAACAGTGACGGCAGCATTGACAAAATCGCTGCGGAGGCAGATAGGATTGCGACTAAGAAAGGGCTTTAATGCCAGCGTCAAACACAACTATACACTCATTAGAGCGCATGGGTATCACGGGCAACAAGGCTTTCATTGCTGCTGCGCGAGTGTTTGGATTGCGGTTTGGCATTAAACTATCGAACAGTAAAGGGGCGCAGATAAACTTCCATAGAGGTGGTGCCGGAACTCCTGGTGCAGGCGATACCGTTCCAGCCGTAGGATTTACTCGTAGGCTGTTAGGTGAAGTTCTTACTGTAGAAAATCCAAAGGACGGGTTCCGTGCAGAAACATTATTGCCAAGACTCTGGGTCGTGCTGGACGGGGAAGACGTAATAAAGCTGTCCAAAAAGGGCGTTACCGTAACCGGAGCAAACGAGTCCCCGTTCCAGATTGACAATTACGATGATGAAGACAATCAACAGTCATCCACAGAACTGCGCCTGATAAACTATCATAATACCCCGTCGAACATCATGTCGTTTAAGACATCTCGCGGTACGTCAACCACACCTTCCATCTTGTCTGCAGGCGACCAGATTGGCATAACAAAATGGTATGGATATAAGGCGGCAGCATACGAAATTGCAGCACAGATTGAGGTGTTGGCAGATACTGCGTATGGCACAAACGCTGATGGTAAGATGCAAATAAAACTGAACAAGGGCGGTGCATTTACTACTGTACTGGACATGAACGGTGACGGCATCACAACTATTGGCGACATAAACGGGGCCCTTACTCTAAGAAATACCTATACTATTATAGGCGCATACCACTATTACAAAAACTTTAATACTTGGCCTGAATCAATATTCCAGCGTGCTGATGGAACTGAAGCGTCCCCAACAAACTGTTCAGACGGCGAACTTATCGGTGTAACGTCTTATAAGGGGCGTATCGCGGGAAGTTATATTGATACGGCGCAGATACGCTGTTCTTTGATCGAAAGTGATACCGGAGAATCAAAACTGCAATTGCGTGTGTGTGGTAGTGGCGGTAGTGTTGCTGATTCCTTTGAAGTGTATCCAGAAGGCGCATCGGTATCCTCTACTCTGGCATATAACATTGGCTCCCCAACAGTAAATGATTCATGGCGCATAAGAATAGAGTCAAACGACCTTGTATTTGAACGTCGCGAATCTGCTGTTTGGGTTGAAAAAAGTAGGATAGAAATGTAATGGCACTGTCAGTACAGTCATATAAGGGTGTCGTCGGATTCGGTGTTGACACCGTTACCGGAGAACGCGGCTTCGTCCAGAAGATGCTGAATAAGACCGGTGGTGCGACAGTCAAGGGAAGTGTGGTCTGTCCATCTGATGCGACGGATAACTCGTTTGTACTGCAAGAGGATGAACTTTGTGCCTTTGGCGTTGTCGCTGAAGCGGGTGTGGCGGATGGCTCTTCAGCGTGGATTTGGGTGAACGGCTCGGTATGTCAGGTATTGTGGAAAGACGGCGAAACATCTACGCGGGATTATGTTGCTTTGTGTGCTGATACGGATGGACGCGCATATAATGTTGCGGTTCCATCTGCAAATCCCGTGGTCGCAGAACATTTTAAGGAAATTGGACACGTACTCGAAACAAAGGGCAGTGGAACAGACGTTCTCGTTTTGTGTCATTTGCACTTCAACTAAGGATATAATATGCGTCAAGAAATGATAGTTTACCGACTTATGACCACAGCGC